ACATCATCCTTGCAACCGGGCCTGTGTATTCTGATGATAATTCTTCTATGATGTTAAAATCTTTGTCCCAAACTAGTTTTGAATAAATTTTCATTGTTGTCAGTCCTTTTTCAAATTCCTTTTCGTGCGTGTAATATTATACACAAAAAAAAATAAATAAATTTGTCAGTCCAATTATTTACCTGGTTTCTGTGTTTAATTGATCTTAAATGACGAACCAGCATTGTTGAGAGGGTTATAAATCTTACCAACTTTAGATACATCTACGGCTATATTAGGCAAGTAGTTTATTGCTTCACAAGTTGCATCAATGCAGTCATCTTTTTTATTCCTTGGAAACGCTTGTAGTTCATCCATAAACGGCGTATCTTTATCTACCTTTTTATGCACATATAATCTTCCAACTTTAATAATAGGTTCAATTGTTTGTGCTATAAACACTTTTTTATTTGTTGTTCTAAATCTTGGTACAATATTCACAAACACTTTCATTTCTTTTGCTGTTCTACGTAACTCTGCCGCCAACGTTGCACTAAAGTTTTCCTCAACAATAATATGACTTAACTTATGATAAGCACACGCAAGTATAACCTCCCTGCATTGTATTTTAAAATCTTTTGTTGCTTCGTCTACTGCTGATAAAACTTTTAAATCGTGTACGAATGTATTTCCATCTTCATCGCGGGCACAAATTGATAATACAGATTGATCTCTATTTTTTAAGCCACTCGCAACGTCCCATGCGCCTACTAATCGTGTTATATTTCTTTTACCTAATCTACAGGCAGTGATATAATTACCAAACGGTTGTGATATACTACTCCATTCCAACTCTTCTTCATAGTAATTGATTTTATCAAGATCAATTAACGGTTGATATGTAGTTTGTGGAATCAACATATATTGTGAATTAAAATCACCTTCTGTTGTTTCACGCTTTTGTTGATCTAACCAATTATAACTAAACATTTCTTCTGGGTGATCCGGCCAAGCAAGGTAGTTTTCTACTTTATCAGTTGAGTCTTCTTGTTTAACTGTACGTGTTCTAATCACCGGTATCTTCTTTTCAAGATATCCTATGTCTTGTAGATGCAGATATATAGACTGTTCATGATGTGGTGTACCAAACATTAAAATTTGTTTTGAAAGTTTTCCAAATTCAGCAATACGTTGTTTATTTTTTTCACGCTGGTCTGCTGTAAGGCAATTATCAGAAGTTTCTATGTCGTCCGCAATTGTTGTTGAAGCATGGAATCCTGTAAAACTTGCTCCTAGTGAACTTACAGTAACAGATGGATTAAGTTGCATCACTGGTCGTTCAACTGTAAAAGTTTCTGCTTTCCATTGATACAAATCACTTTTCATATGCTGAAGCATCGGATGTGTTTCAATAAGATTCCGTATGAATAAACTGTTACGTAATGCTAGATTACGTTTAGCAGATATCAATAAACACGTCCAGTTTGGATCTGTTAGTAACTTCCAACAAATATATGCACCTAAAATATAAGATTTGCCTCCGTGCCTAAACACCTGGCACAATCTTCTAGGTTCATGATCAGTTGATTCTAACCAGTCAGCAATTTCACAATGTAAATCCGGCGTATCTTGATTTGATACAATGTTTAATGTATCTAAAAATACTTTGAAAGATGTTTTTAGCATTACTCATTTTTTGCTTGTATTCTCTTTGTAGCCATATCTAAAAGTTTAGCCGCTTGTGTTTTTTCCTCTTTTGAATTAGTACCTGTTGGATGCACTGCACCTGATGATGCTTGTGCTAGATATTTTAACATTTGTAATTTTGATCTTTTACTATTGTCAAGAAATGTAGTCTTTTTAATAAAATCTTTATCGCTTCTATCTGGATAAGGTGTATCAAAAAGATTTTTTGCTTCATCCATTTCTTTTTCCCAATACGTATCAGCAAAACCTTTTAAAATGTTTAACCACTCTTGTTCAACTCTATTTTTCATTTGTGATCTCTACTTCTTTATCTTCTTTTTTTGGTAATATTGAAACTATTTTTTCAAATAGTTTACCTACTGTTGTTAATTCAGCCGCTCTAAATATACCACGCTGTGTTGCTGTATCTATTATTCTTGCTATAACGGCTAACTCTTGATCTGTAAGTGTTTGTTTCATATTTTTCCTTTTTGTTATGTTGTTGTTTCTGTTCATTTAAACGTGCTGTGGATATTTTTGGTCCTTGCAAAGAGTCAAATATGATTCACACAGCACGTTACTTTATAAGTGTCATCAACTTGCGGGAGCAATGCCTATGACGCTAATATTTATTCAATGTCTAGTTTTACGTTTGTTTTTTTGTTTTTTATAATAATCAAACCATTTTTCTTTATAAACTGGTAAGTTATCTGTAATTAAATCAGGATTTTGTTTTAACCATTCTTGATCTTTTGTTGTGGCTCTTTGCTCATCCATTGATTTTTTTACTGCTTGACCAGATAATTGTGGTTCTTCATCTTCAAAATTATCAGGTTTAAAGTAAGGATTTAATGATAAGTTTTCATTATAATATGTTTTAAGTGCGTGTTTTATTTTAACAAACGCTCTTACAAACTTCATTAACTGTGAAGACGTTATATCCCTATTCCTTCCTCCACGATGTATGGGTGCAATATTTTGTGCCATTCCGCCAATTATTTCTACATCATGCGTATTCCAACCTGGTAATTGTTGTTTTGCTAACAGTTCGTCTACAATTGATTGTACGTTTGCAAGATAAACATATGCTGATACCCTTTCGCTTGTTGATCCTACTACCATTATTGCTTTTTTAAACTGTCCTTTTGCGTCAACGTATCCTCCTGATTGGGGTGTATGTAATTTACTCATATTATTTTTTATCCTCCTCAATCTCCTTTAGTGCATTAATTAATTCACTATTTTCTTTTTCCTGTAATCCATTCATTGGACACATATTGTCTAGTTTATCTAATACTCTTTTAGCAAAACTTACTCTATTACTTAATATAACTCCTTCTGCTAAACCTTTTGCGTCTTTACGTCCTAGATTAACATTATATTCTTCGTCTATTCCGTATTGAGCACCTAATAGTGCGGCCTCTTCACAGATATCAACAAACAAATATTTTTGTCCTTTTTTATTATATTCCCATTCTTTACTGTTTTGCATTTATTATTTCCTTTCCGTAATGATAGCGTTTACTTGCTTCTTTCGCCAATCTTTTCTTTTCCCTTTTTTTTTCTGTTGCTTCTTGTTCTACCGCACGATAAAGTGCTGTAAAAAAATTACTATATTTTTTTTGTTCTTCTTCTTTTGTCATTTTTTCTGCTCCCAATTTACATTATCACATTCTGGTAACTGTTTCCATTCTTCTTCAGGTACCTTAATATTACAAGCATCGTCACAACAACCTTTTAAAATATCAATTGTATTTTGTAATGTCATTACCATAACGTTATATACTGCTTGTTCGTCGGTATTACCTTTACGTAGCATACTGTTATGCAACGCAATAGCATCTTTTTGTAATTGTCTTAATCTTAATAAGATTAACAATTCTTTTCTTGATTTTATATTATTTTTATTTGCCATTTTTGTTTTCTCCTTCTTATATATTTATGCTGAACCAATATATACCTTGTTAAAAGTGAGTTAGCATAAATAGATGTATAACAAAAACATAGGCAATTCGCAGGCACATTCAGGCATATAGTAACAACAAAATTAAATGAGTTTAACACACCCTCTAAATTGTGTAGATTAGTTACAATCGCAACTGTTAGGCTAGGACAGTATAAAACAATGGGCAGTTATGCTAACAGAAGTTGAAGAAGACTCTTTTGTTAGACTTTGTAAACTATAACTTTAAGTTAACTACGGTTCACCTAGTGTTTACATTGCTGGAAGTCGGACACTGGAAACAGTACGTAAGATATGCAAACCCTTTACGTTGCAATAGTTGGATGTAGTGAACCTTGGAAGAAGATTTTTTTTAAATTTTTACTAAAAGTCTTCCTACGGCGGAGCAGTTAAAAACGAACGTAAGTGAGTTTTTAGACGAGTTTTAACTCGTCTTATTAATACCCATAAATACAGTTGGATGTCGCTTTGTTTAGTTTAACTGACATTGCTTTGCATATGGCATCCAAGTTAACTCCTGTTAACACACGTGGTGTTGTCGTTTCAGATAAACTGTGAATTGCCATTTACTCCTTATCAAATTACACAGCACCACGTTTAATTTCTTAAACGTTTTTAAAAATAAAATTATGAAAAATATTATGACCCTGTTGGGCCATCATATGAAGTTGTTATTGTACCACTGCCTTCATTAACTACTGCTACGCTGTCTGTATGGCCATCTTCTGTTAGCGATGGTGTTTCTGCTTCGTAACTAGAAACTTGTACTCCATCTCTGTTAGTTAAAGTACCCGCTATACTACGTAGATATAATTTTGGTGCTATCCACGCCACAGAACTGTCTTCTTTGTGCCATCTTATATGGCCACCTTGAGGTAACTGAACCCAACCATTATCGTAAAATTGACGTGCTAGGTCTCCACCTGGTTGTGGTATAGGAGTTGGCTGTGTAAATGTACCAGTGTAATTATTGTTTATACGAATTGGTAATCCAGCACCACCATTGTAGAACGGATGATACCAAATATAAGCAAATTTAACAGTTCCTACACCAACGTCATTATACGCATTATTGTTGTTATTAAAATCTGTTGAGTCTGATCCAGTAGGTGGTTCCATTAAACAATAAATGTTTTCACTTTTGGCTTCAGGTGGTGTGCCGGTAACATAGTTTGTTATCCTACTTGCACTTGACCATTTGTTATTTGTGCTTAATGTTTGAACAACACCATCTAAATGTATAACGTTTGGACAACCCGATTCGTTGAAGGGTGCTGACCTATCATCATGATCACCCCATATTGCAAAACAATGGTGCCAATTATTATCTAAAAAATTTGTAGCAAAGTCAGTAGGTGTACAGGCTTGTGTAATAACTGTGTTTGAATCACCTGTATAACTTGGATTACCTGATCCATCCCATCCGCTTGTGTTAGGTGTATCAACGTGTCTTTCACACACTATACCTGTGTTAGTAATAGTAACTTGATCCCCACCTTCTCTCCATCTCCAGCCAACAACTGCTTGTTTGTTGCTGTGTAAATCACTAGTTTGTCCTTTAAACCAAAATGATACTAATGAAGGATTAGTTTGATTTGAATTGGTACCTTGTCGGACTCTAGAGTCCACGGCACCTCCGTATCCATATACGTGAGTTACTGTAAAGGCACCTTGTGCGGCACCTCCACTTCCTAATTCAGAATCAGCAACATAAATTCTATCACCTATCTCATATCCCTGTCCATAAGAAGCCGGCGGCCAACTTTCAATGGCTCCGCTACTGCTATTAACAGTAATATTCATTGTAAAGCCTGAACCAGATCCGTCTGTTGTAGTAGCAACAGCATTATAAGTTCCACCTGCACGTGATCCATCAGCACTACTTTGTTGTGAAGTAATATATGCCGCTCCTTCTTGTGTAACGTTATAATTAACCACAATGCCTGCACCATTGCTGGTAGAGCCATTGTTAGTACTTTTAATTGATGAATGTGGAGTGTTATCGTATGTTCCAGTTAAAACTGATTTAGCAAATCCTATAGGCATCTTTAATCCTCATATGCCATGTCATATA